TTTGTATAATTTCATAACTTTCACGATCAAATTTGTTGTTTGGGTTGCCGTAATAACGCAATCCATTTGCCGAATAAATATCATCTGGAAAAACCTCACCGCCGCCTGTCATATCGTCTAATCTTGCCGCGCCCATATCTGGCTCTGTGACTTGATGTGCGCCACGATATGATGTATCTGCTTTTGCTGGTTTGCTTTTCTTCCCAAATGGTTTAATGATGTCTGGATCAGAGATTACATATCCGATGCCTCTATCGACTACATTTCCTAACTCGTCATAAGAACCGCCTTCATCAACCATTACGCCTTTGAATGGTAATTTTTTTTCTTCGATAAACTCTGTTAATTCTTCTGCATCTGACCAATCTGGCAATCCCTTTTCGGTAAGTGGTGTGTTGTTTCCTCTCTTACCTAAAAATTGTTCCTCAAACACCTTTCTATGTGCTGGGTTTCTCGTATCAAAAAGTTGAGATGTATCAACTTCTGCTTTCATCATGCTTGGAGACAAATTTTCAAAAGACTCTTTAGATTTTACAAATGCTGAATATCCCGGGTCTGTATATCGATTTGCATAATCAGGGTTTTCAGTCATATAAAGATTTTTTCCTTTTTTCAAATCAGTAATTGGCTTTGCAGAACCGTGATACAGAGTTTTACCTTTGTTTATCACAGTCGAAGCAACACCAGGCACAAAAGGCAGTAAACCGAGACCACTCATTGCGTAATTGCCAGGTGATCGCATTTCAGGATTCTCTTTATACATTTGCACATCGCCAGCAAGACCAATCGCATCTGTGAACGGAAAACCAACGGGAGACATGCCAATCTTTTGAGCTGGATTCAATGATTGCCAAAACTTGCTTGCTTCTTCCATCATTGCTTGTTCTTTTTGTTTTCTCATCATTTCTCGTTGCTCATACTCAGCAATGCGTTGTTGTCTTTTTAAGTTTTGCTCTTGAGGTGTTTCAGGCAACAAAAGACCCGCCGCTTGCATCGGTGCTGGGTTAAATAAACTGTAGTTGTTTGCCATAACTAATGTATTGTTGTCTCCTCGTGAGATATGAGTTCAGATTCTTCATCAATGAAATCAGACAAAAAACACAACACGATCTCTCGTGCATGTTCTAGGTTTTTGGCTTTGATGCCTTGGGCGGTGTAAATCATCTCGCCCGCTGCATCCAGGAACTCTAAATCGTAGTATTTATCCGTTTCCTGTACCATTAAACAATCCCGCAGCTTGTGACTTGGCAAGTTGTCGAATGGTCTCTCGATCTCGTTCCATCAATGCATTTATCTCAGCAATGTTAATCTCTGCGCCATACTTGGCAGACAGTTCAGCAGCCTTTAAGCGTATATCCGCTTCGGCTTCATCGCGTTTAAAGTCATCTTCCATAATCAGTTTCATGCGATCCGTTTCAGAATCGATGATTGCCTTTTGTGCTTGCACTTGGGCTTTTTGTATCTCTGCTTGCGCCAACATTTCAGCAGCATCGGGTTTGTCATCTTGTGGCTGTGGTGGCATCGGCGGTATATCGGTGTTGATAAACGCACTCACATCCTTAAATCCAGCCAATTCGATGATCCGACCCAAAGTATTTGCGTATTGTTGCAAGCTCACCATTGGGTTTTGTGGCCCTAATGTTTGTAAAATCTGCTCTTGTTTGCCCGCCATTTGAGCCAAAACTTGCATTTTTTCCTCATCCGAACCTTTGGATATGGCGACATTAACCACGATGTCCTTGTTTGCATCCCAATATCTCGGATCAACAGGCACAAACTCATTGTTTAAGCGAAACACATCTTGTTTGTCTTGGTTTTTAATAACCAGGTTGTTTACGAGCGAATACAAGTCGCGTAAACCCTCGCCAAAGTGACGACAAATCAGCTCAACTCTGCCTTGCGCCCCTGACATCGTGGCAGCAACGGCGGCTTTGGTGGATGATTGCAACGCATCGGCGTTCAGACCCGCACTGGCTTTGGAAACACCTGTGCGATTCTCTTTCGCCTCATCCAAATAACCAAGCACAGGAAATGCCTCTTTGCCCAAGAAAGGCGTTGAAAGCTGTTGCACCATACCAGGCGCACGCATACGAATCGGTTGCCCAATGTCTGTATTCAGCACGTCATCAATGTTCACTTGGCCCTCAACAATTCCGAGTCTAGGAAAGATGGCGTGGCCCAAAGAATCAAGGGTATCTCTCATAATTTGAGATTTAGCCGCTTGTATTGGGATGAGGTAGTCTGCTGGGCATGAGCCAATGGCGGTATGCGGTTCAGGATCGGGTGAGAAGATTGTGATAGGTAAATCATCCCAAGGCATCGCATTGACTATGTTCATGCCATTACCCAGTGTGCAGACTCGGATGCGCTCATCAATGCCATCGCCATCCAAATCGTAAAATAAATAATGTTCGACATACAATATGTCTTGTCCAGCGGGGTCGGGGCGGTCGGCATACATGACCTCGCTCAGAGGATTCCTTGCTTGTTCCGCCTCATACTCAGCAGAGTCATACGATCCGCCTGTACCCGAATATTGTTCAATCTCTTCTTTTTCATAACCCATGGCAATCAGCTCACTCATGGTTTTGACCATGCGATGTGCCACATAGGGTGAAGTGTGTATGTCTCTTGCAGCACGAGAAATCAAAATCTCTTCGGGCGGTACTGCCTCGATGACCACTTGGTCTTTTGCTTTGACTCGTCTGATTTTCAAATCATAACTGACAGGGCGTTCCTCGGTGATCTCATCGCCTGTCATTTCGTTTACGATTGTCAAAGTTTCCATTTCCATTTTCTCTTCAACGATCTCGACATCCTCATCCATGATGAGCGCGGTGTAATCTTCAGGTGAAATATTGCTGAACTCGTGGCAAGTGGATGTAATCGAATCATCCCAATAGGCTTTTACAAAACCCGTTTTACGAATCAGTGCATCCTTAAAGGCGTTGTACATGACCTGAAAGCCTGGATTCTTCTCTTGTATGATGTGGTTGATATACGCGGTTTGCTGCTCGGCAAAAGGTATGTCCTCAACAGAGTGCGGTACAAACTCAACCACTTTCTTTGTGCCAAAGAAGGTACGCATGATCGATGGCAGCATGAATAACACGCTGTCTCTGACATCGGTTGAAATGTATTCCGACTGCAACTCACTTGTTGCACCAGGTTCTTTGCCTAAATAATAACGAGTTGCCTCGTCACGTTCTTGCCCAATCTGTTCGATGAAATCCTGTGCGGATTCCATTTCGCTTTTGACGACCGCTTGTAAATCAAGCGTATCTTCATCGCTAATATCGTATGACCCTTTGGTATCTGTATATTCCATGTATGCTTATCCCACTCGTATAATTTTTGATTTGAGGGGTTTTTTAAAATTATACCCCATCGAGGAAATCGTGCCACCCGTAAAGGTCGCAGCGGTGCTTGCCATCGTCAGTGCCAGCGCATCGGCTTTGTCAGGAGACTTGATGCCGCGCTTGCGCATTGCCTCTTTTGCTTCAATCTTTATCTTGCCAGCACTTGTATAAGTATATTGCGGTGAGGTCAGTTCTGCAATCAATTCGTCATCCTCTGGCAAACGACAATCTCTTTTGGTAAGCCAATCTTTGATCGCAAACCACAACTCGGCACGAAGATTTAAATAGTTTCTGCGACTCGCGGGAGACTCTGCAACATTGACACCGCGCACTGGCATGCCCAACTCAGAAAGACGATCCACCACGCCCGAACCCAGACCAATGACATCGACCAATATCTCTTGCGGTTGATTCATTGCGGTCGCAGAATCGTAAATATTTTTTACCGCACCGCAAAGCTGCATCAAATCCATCGAGCGAAATGTTTTAATCTCAAACACCGTGTTGCCCTGACGAATACACAACGCAGAATTATCGCCCCCGAACCGAGCTACGTCCAATCCCCATACAATCGCCTCGGATGCAGTCAATTCCACATCGCGATTGACCGCTGCCCTTGCCAACTCCAAAGGAATCACAGTGTCGTCATCGGCTTTTGGAAACTGACCCATGACCTCGACTCTGGCAACGGTGGAATCCTCACCGTATTGCTCAATCATTTTATGAAACAACGCTTGGTCTGTGCCTTCAACATCGCGTGAGTCAATCTGTTCCGTGTTCCAATACGCTCGTTTTGAGTGAAACGCATCAAAGAATGGCCCAGTATTACGCCTTGGGTTTGAAAACGTCATCCAATAACGATCTTTCGTGGGTTCTGTGAAAAAGCCCTCAGACACGGAATAAATCGGTGCGGGAATACCCGATGCCTCATCCATAATCAGTAAAATACCGTGTGTACTGTGCAACCCCGCATACGCATCGGGGTTTTCCTCTGACCACAAAGAAGCCATTGCATAGTAATAGCCGCAATCGATGTTTAGGTCTCTGACCAATAATTCTTCAAACCATGCTTGCGGTCTTAGTGTGGTCGCTGTCTTTGCGAACCAATGACCGTTGATGGATAGAGTGAGCCACTTGCCCAGCTCTGCCCATGTTCTCGATCTGAGCTGTTGTTCGGTGTTGGCAGATACAACGACTGTGCCGCCAAGGCGCGTGGATAAAAACCAAAGAATGATCCAAGCGACCAAAGCCGACTTGCCGATACCACGACCAGAGGCAACTGCGAGTCTAAACATCTCAGGCAAATCGATTGTTTCGTTTTTGCGTATATGATTGCCAATATCTCGTAAAATTTTTTCTTGCCACTCTCTAGGGCCAGTAAATTCTTCGAGGGGGGTGTTCTCGATGCCCCAAGGGAAAACATAACGCACAAAGTTTAACGGCGAATCTTTTATGGTGAGTGACCATATATCGGTCATCAATTCTTCTTCTTGTTTAGGTGTGTATTTCATCTCACAAAAAATTAAAAAATTTTAGTTCGGGGGTACGAAAACAAACGCCCCCCGCTTGCAATCGAAGGGGGGGGGTCTAGCAGCGATCCAGCCGCCGAAACCGAGCTGAGATTGCTTACTATGTTCTGGTATAGAACATGGAAAACCCTATAGATAAAGG